GAGACGTGAATCCATTCACAAAAAAACTACGTATGCCATTATGCAACGCAGCTGGGTTTTTCGATATGTACTTTTGAGGAACTTTCCGCATTTCATCTTCAGAGAATGTAGATCCGCAATCTGGGCACCGCCATTTTACATCACTCACTACAACAATCTTCCGACCTTTGGCGTCCTTATGTTCCTCTGTCTCACATTCCATTTCAGTATGTCGTATCAAATGGTACTCACCACAATTAGGGCACTCATGTTGCCATTCTTCTTGAGTTCCTGTTTGATACTCTACATCTATTCGTGAGCTACCTTCATTAGTTGGTGTAGAAAATAACCCCATGACCCTGTTCCAGAACGTTGTCATACGTTTTGCAGCAAGGTCTACTGGATCACCTTCTGTGCCCGCACTATCTGGGAAGCGGTCTACTTCGTCCGCAAGTAGCACACGCACAGGACGTGATGCCAATCCTGCCGGACTGTTCGCCCCGCACATGATAAGACGGCCACCAGGGAATAACTTAGATAAGATTGTGTTCTTACCATCTCGTGTCTTGGCGCCGTCTTCTGATTTCGTTTCATAAAATACTTGTGAAAGTACTTTTGTATCACGGATCATCGGAGAGATACGAGACTTTGAATAATCTTGAGCTAATTCGATAGTCGGTTGAATCATCATGACTGCACATGGGTCAAGATGAGCGTATCGCCCTAGCACATTATTCATTATGTCCGACTTCCCGACCTGTGACGCTGACTTAACCACTACCCGATTGATACCAGGTTGCGTGAAAGCATCCATAATATCCTTTTGATATGGGGCTCTACTCGTTTTCCATCTCCCTGGTTCAGCTGAAAGGCCTTGTGATAGCATGCGGTAATCGTCAGCCCATTGGCTAACACTGGTTTTTGGTAGTGGTTTTAGCCCCATTTTAGAGACATATTGCCACAATTCTTTTGCAGTTTTCATGCTATCACCTCCTTTTTTGCATTAAAAAAACGCCTAATTTGGCGCTTTATCATCGTCTAATTCATCACTATCCATGAATAATGACGGCGTATATTCACTTAATTCAGATAATTTATCCTCAATTTCTTGAGTTAACAAGTTATATGCTTCCTCTTTTGTTACGTTCTGTAATTGTGGCGCCAATTTAGTTGGCAATCCTAACAATTGTGTACGCAAATTCACGAGCATTTCTGTCATTACCTGTTCTACAGTATCTGCTGAGTACACTTCGCCGTTCATTTTGGCTAGCTTCAACTCAGCAATCTTGCGTTTCGCACGTTCATTCTTGGCCTTTTCAACCTCGAATATCGCATCATCGGAACTGCTTTCCTCTTCAGCAGAAGATTGGCCCTTATATTTGACATAATTGATAACGGATTTGATAACCAGAATTTGGTTCTTTTCATCCGTTGCTAAAACCCCTTCTTGGAGCAGTTGCGAAACACGTTGACGCGAGAGCCCAAGCGCTTTTGCCAAGTTCGACTGAGAGGCTGTTGCTGTTTTCAAATCATCTGTAATTTTCACTTATCAATCAGCCTCCTTTCATTACCTGTATCACTAGCAAGGCCATAAAAAAATTAAAATCTAGGCAAATTTTGGGGTCTCGGCCACCGCAAGGCATCAGCCTTGGCCAGAAGGACCCGTAAAAAAATATCCAAATTTAAAATAATATATTCAATATTTAAAATTTATTTTTTATTTTTACGATGAGACAGGCGGCGCTCATCTTCATGACGGTGCCGTGCCTCATCCCTATCCACATGTCTCATCATATGGTGTGCATGCGAACATGAACGGCAATAACCATTAGCTTTTATTACTATTTTGTTAGCACCACACATTCCATGATGATTATCTAAGCATGCAGTCTTATTGCATTTTACATTAGGCATACCGTTCACATCCTTTCATCGCCTACTCAATACACACAACTCACAAGGTATAAGTGTATCTTAAGGTTGTGTAGTTATATATTCAAATAGGTCAAACATGAATCATTGATTGGTGAGTTGTGTGTATTCAATAGGCACCAGGGGGTGGGGTATATCATATGTACAAAACAAAAGGCCCGTATAACTGAATGGTTACACGAGCCTAATATTTTGTTTTGAGTAATTTGGTGAATGATTGCTCAGTGGCAATTTTCACACATATATAATATCACATATCTAAATACCAGTTTGGTACTATTTGGGTCAGTTTGGTACTATTTGGGTCAATTCTTGACCTAATTCAATTAATGCTTCCTTTTTATATGACTGTACCTGTGTTTTACTATACCCTATAAATGATACCACACCTTTAAATGACATACCATTAACATATTCTTGCATCAATGCTATCTTCCCCTCAACACATCGTAAGCACTCAATATGTTTTCTTGCATCTTCGCGTAACTGAATCAATGCATTTGTTTTCTCAAGGCATTTAGATTCGCTTTCTAACATCTTAGCTATACTAGCTTCTAACCCTTCTTTAATACCGCCACCTGATACACGATCCTTACTATAATCTATTGCACTTAGTGACGTAATATCACTTCTTAATCGTTGTAATTCTCTTTTGGCTGATTGTATTTCTAAGGTGCATGATTTTATTGGCTTTAAATATTCAATAGCATTTCTTATATATTTCTTTTCTTGTTCTTTATCCATGTATCCGCATCACCTCCCGTTATAAATTTATCACCCTTTTATATGTCATATCCCATTGCTTTACGATTTATTACGTATATTGTTTCCGCATCAGTATGTTCTCTTTTAGCTATAATTTTTAAACAAGTTTCTTTGTTAGGCATGTTTCCTGCATGTGTATTGACATGACATTGACTGCATAATTGAATTAGATTTTCTCTGATATCTCCACCACCACTACCACGAGAAAATACATGATGTGGTTCTATATTACATAGTCTGCCACAGTATTCACAATGGTTTGTTCTAATTGTTTTAATCATTTTTTTATCAATGATTCTCTTATGTTTAATCGCCATTATTTATTACCAGTGCTTCCAAAACCGCCTGTACGTTTCTTTGTAGTTCTATCCTTAGCCGTAATACGATATGGCATAATAATTAATTGCGCCAATCTTTCGTTCTTATTATATTCAAACGGCGTATCACCTAGGTTTCTAATAGGTATCATAATATGACCTTCGTTATCGTCATTGTTGTAGTAGTCAGCATCGATAATACCTGTACCATTAGCAAGCATTACATCATTATTAATCCCCACACTAGATCTTAAATGTAGTTGAATATGTTCATCATAGTTCAATCTGCATTTGATACCAGTAGGAATGAGTTTTGTTTGATGTGGCAACACCACACCATTTTCATAAGGCTTTATATCATATCCAGCTGCATATTCTGTTTTTCTAACAGGCAAATCAGCATCTTCATATCCTGTTACTCGTTCAAATTGATTTTCGTTCATTTATTTAATCTCCCTTTTTATATAACTATTTTTTACTGAAAGTTCACTACCGATTCACCCATTTCATGCAGCCAAGTCTCAAATAGTTAATAACTTCACTTTCATTTAATGCCTTTACATCGTTACGTTTCTTTGCTCTTTTAATGTATCTAGCATTTTCTCTTGTATTATTAGATGTATTGACCACTATTAATCCCGCATCACCTAATAGGCTTTTTATTTCATCCTTATGGTCTTCATACAGGTCTTGTGGTACTGCATAATACAAATAGCTTACATGTAAATGATCATGGTATCTTTTCTTCTTAAAATCTGCTCTGAAATCTTGAATGCTTACCTTGATTTCTATTTCAGTAACAACTCTTGCTTTAAGATTGAAGTAGATTAAATCTGCTTCATATTCCCCTCTCCCATCGCCATGCATTGTTATATTAGGAATAGTTATATTCTTTAAGAATAAATGCTTTCCTAACTTCTTTTGCATTTCCTCTTCCGTCATGTCTTACATCCTTATACCAGCTTATTTAGCTCTTTTTTGTTTTGCATTTGCCCTATATCTTGCTCTATTAGTTTGCAACCGTTCTATACGCATTTTCTCTTCACAATCATAATCACTGCATATTACCCGGTTGGTTTTATTTGTATAGAATTTCTTACCGCAACATATACAGTACCGTTCGTACTTATATTTCTTTGCCTCTTCCGCATCACGCTTCGCTTTTATTTCTGCCCTTACCTCAGCTACTGTTCTCTTCTTTGGTATTGGCTTTCCTGCTATACAATCAGGACAATGCTTTTCTGACCCTACTGGTGTGAATAATCTATCACACCTATGACATTTCATTTGCATCTCTTTCCGTCTCCTGCTATTCACAATATTCTAATAAGCTTGTTTGTGTTTTTACATCGCTTAACATTTCTGATTTCGCCTTACTATAGAAATCTTTTGATATTTCAAATCCATATGCACTACGTCCTAACTCCATAGCTGCTCTTAATGTTGCGCCACTACCTGCCACAGGATCTATTACTACATCACCTTCATCAGTAAAAATTTCTATCAATCTCTTTAATACTGATACAGGCTTTTGTGTTGGATGGATTTTGGGAATAATGTTTTTGTTATCCCTACGCCATTCAAACCAGTTAAATATCATCTTGTGATTATTATTAAATTTCGGTAGTTTTTCTCTATATAAAATCAATGCATATTCTGTAGCACCAACGACACGCATATTAGCTTTTAATGCTTGTGCTGAATAATTCTTGATAAAAGAGATTGGTATATAATTCTTGAACCCATGTTTCTTGGCATATTCAATTACCATCGCTTGCTGTTCATAGCTACAGAACACAATCATACATGGAGCCTTGCCCCTCTCTTTTGGTTCTTTCTTTAATAAGCGATTACAGAAATGAAAATATTCTGCAATATTGAAATTATGATCTGTATTAAAGAATGCTTTTCCTGCTTTCTTACTTTCGCCGTTTTTATTATCTCCACCTATATACCACATAGGATTACTTGCATATGCTGCCCCCCCTAAATTATAGGGAATATCAGCTATTACAAGTTGTGCCTTGGGTATGCCATACCTTTTGTAGTTCTGAAAATTATCATTAAATAATTCTACTTTCATTAAGCTTCCTTTCACATTTTCTTATCATGTCAAAGATTAATTCATTGGGTATATTGGACCTCTCATTATAACAACCATTCCCATTGGATTTAATATCTTTAAATGCTAACTTTGTAGCAGTTTTATTATTCCGTAAGCCAAGATTTATATTACTTGCAAAAATTGTTGGCTTTTGAATGATATAACCATAATCACTGTAATAAGTTCTATTCTTATGTGGTAATTTAAATCCTATTACATCCTCTAAATATTCCCATATTCTAGATTGCATAGGGTTCTCTATGATAAATATCTTTGGTTCATATCTCTCTATGATCTGTACCATATTATATGTACACATTTCACCATTTATTCTGGTAAGAAATGATTTCCCATATTTATATTGATACCTTTCATAATCCCTATGCTCTCTTATAGTAAATTTGCTTGATGCTTGAACATCTCCAAATAATGATGTAGCTGTATTAAATTCTTTCTTCCAGCATGCATTTCCATTTTTCATGGCGCTTGCAATACTCCAACTCTCACATGGTGGAGAGGCTAGAATAATATCTGGCCTATCCAACATGTCTAACTTTTCAAACAAAGCTTTATCATCAAACAAGGTATTAATAGCTAAATCTTGATTTATAAAATCAATATTTTTGTTTTCTCTATCTATACCTATACTTGTAATATGGTGTTGCCCCCCCCATTGAGAATTGTATTCATATACAGCTTTCTTATAGCAGCTATTGCCACTATCGAATAACCCCCATATATTCATATTCTGTTTAATGCCTTCCATTCATCCAGTTTGAATACAGCCTTACCATGCTTTTGAGCATATTCATATTCACCTTTACAACCTCTACTCTGTTCCCAGCCATCACATAATACTAGGATGTCGCAATGCCCTAAGAGACCTAAACAAATATCTAATCCCTTTTGATATTCATCACCTGTCAAATAAACAAATCCATAGTTGTGGATAGGCGATACATAATCATTTGCTGTATCTGCAAATATTAATTCATTCATTATCACATCAATCTTTTTACGATTGCTTTCCTTGCCCCCATAAGGATGGGCTACATAGATAAGCTTCTTGCTCATTAATTTAATCCCCTCGCAGCTCTATTAAATGGACTATCTTCATATGGTGTGATGTCATCCGCATCATCCATGTCTAAATCATCATCTTCACCAATGATCTCCGCATCACTAGTGTCAGTATTACTATTGGCTTGTTGTTCTTCATCAAATAGGTTAGCTTGCGCACGTTTTCCTTCAATGTATGCTTCAATTTCACCCAGAACTAAATTAATATCTTCCATTAAATCCTTATCAACATCTAGCCATTTAGTGCTAAATACACATACTTCGCTTTCTTTGTTGCGTAAATATCCCTTTACTTTAATTCCAGATACTTCATCTGGTAAGAAATCTTTACCACCATATCTAAATTCAATTCCGGATACAGATACCATGTTTTGAGCGAATTTAAATGCTCCAAACTTGGATAATAACAATGCTTTCATTGTGACATGTGCTTCCTTGAATTCTGGTCTTGGCTTTTCATACGATTTCAA